GTTCCAAGACCCAGATCATTTAGAAGATTTTATAGATGATATGAGACTTGGTGCCAATCAAGGAGACGGTTCTATACCTGCTACCACGAATGATTTTCAAGAGATTGGTATCAAGAGATTTGAACACAGAACAGACAAATCATCTCTAGCAGTTCAACGTTGGGTTTACAGTATACCCAATTCTTTTTCAAAGAAACAAGTTGAAGGTATTGCTAACCATGTAATGAAACACTACAAAAGAGAAGGAGTTGTTGAGAAAGTAACTCGTGAAGAAGCAGAAGCACTTGTTGCTGAAGCTTATCCTCGAAAAAATGTAGATGTGATGAACACAAAAACACACAACTACATTGAACGTTCATTCCTAAAAGTTCAGCATGCAGTATCTCAAGGTTATGACCCACTTGAGTTTGTCACTTTNCATAGTGATGCTACTACTTGGGAGGAAATTGACAATGCTCGTAATGATGCTGATGACAGACTTTTGAGACTCCATATAAATGCATTTAAGTATGTTCAAAAAGTTAAAAAGGTTACCAACATACCTTGGAAAAATCGAGGTGCTATTGGTCAAAAGATAGGTGATGAAGACATCAACACTGTCATAGAGTCATAAAAATCAGAGGGTGCTTGACACCCTCCTTTTTTATGCTATAATATATTTGAGATAACTCTCTTAGATAATGAAATACAATGAAGATGTGATCCTTGACGAAGTGCGGTCATATGTCTCCTCGACGTATGATCGCCATTATTCTTCTGGGAATATTCAGACACTAGACTTAATCGAAGCTTGTGGTGATGCAGAAGCATTCTGTCGTAGCAATATTCTAAAGTATGCCTCTCGATATGATCGTAAAGGNACACCCAAAGATGATATGCTAAAGATAATGCACTATGCTATTCTTCTTTATCATTTTAACCAGAACAACAATGACAGTAACTATTCCAACATACACAACGATTAAAAAGTCCAGAAACCAAATGATTGACATTACTCCTAGAACAGTTGAGATTCTAAAGAACTTCTGTACTATCAATAAATCAATAGTAATCAAACCAGGAAATCAACTATCAACTCTAAGTATCAATAAGAACATCTTAGCAGTTGCTGATGTAGAAGAAGCATTTGATTCTGAGATAGCAATCTATGATCTAGGCATGTTCATCAATGGTCTTATGCTATTAGATCAACCAAAGATCAATACTGATAGTAAGAGTTATGTAACTATCACTGATGCTGCAGGTAGATCAAAGACCAGATACTTCTATGCAGATCCTGATATTATAACTCAAGCACCTGAGGAAGAGATTAAACTTCCAAGTATGGATGTATCATTTCATCTTGATGCTGAAACTCTAAGGCAACTTAATAAGGCAGCATCTATCTACGCACTTCCAGACTTATGTCTGTTTGGTGATGGAGAAGAAATGAACTTAACTGTAACAGATAAGAAGAATGAAACTTCTAATAACTTCTCTGTTAGAGTTGGAACTACAACCGAGAACTTCTGCTACTGTTTCAGAGTAGAAAACTTGAAGCTCCTTGCAGGTGCGTATGACGTATCTATTAGTAGTAAAAATGTTGCTAAGTTTCAAGGCAACGGTATCAAATATTATATCGCACTAGAACCAAATGCATGATGATTTTCTCTGGGTTGAGAAATATCGTCCTAAGAAAGTAGAGGATTGTATTCTCACACAGAATGTGAAAGATACCTTCTCTAGTTTTGTTGAGCAAGGGGAGATACCTAATCTTCTCTTGTCTGGCACAGCAGGAGTAGGTAAGACTACTATTGCGAAAGCACTTTGTAATGAACTTGGAGCAGACTTCTATGTTATCAATGGATCGGACGAGGGGAGATTCCTCGATACCGTTAGAAACCAAGCACAAAACTTTGCTGCGACTGTATCTCTTACAGGTGGAGCAAAGCACAAAATCCTTATCATCGATGAGGCAGACAACACTACCCCAGATGTACAACTTTTACTTCGGGCATCGATAGAAACATTCCAAAAGAACTGTAGATTTATTTTTACATGTAACTTTAAGAACAAGATTATAGAACCTCTACACAGTAGAACAACTGTAATCGATTTCAATGTTCGTGGTAAAAGNAAACAGGCATTATGTGTTGAGTTCTTTAATAGATGTCGTGACATTCTTACTAAAGAGAAAGTCACCTTCTCAAACAAAGTGGTTGCAGAAGTAATCCAAAAGTATTTTCCTGACTTTAGAAGAACATTAAATGAACTTCAAAGATATGCTTCTACAGGTAGCATAGACACAGGAATATTAGCAACACTCGGTGATGCAAAAATCGATACTCTATGCGAAAGCATGAGAGATAAAAAGTTCAATGATGTGAAAGCATGGGTACAACAAAACCTAGATTCAGATCCTGCATCTATCATGAGAACTATATACGATAACCTTACAGGTATTATGGATGGTCCTAGCACTGCAGCAGCAGTTCTAATCATTGCTGACTATCAATATAAATCTGCATTCGTAGCAGATCAAGAAGTAAATCTTCTTGCCTGTCTTACTCAACTTATGATGGAGTGTAACTTTAAATGAATCTTTTCCTATCATGCCCACCAGTATATACATTACCTGGTACATGGAATGATCCAGAGAAAATAGCAAAGTGTTATGACACAATGATACCTCATGGTAACTTTGCAGGATTGAATCAAACAGGACAGTTTGTTGCGATCATAGTCGGGGCATTTGCAATTTTAACCGCTTATGGTATAATAAGAGGATTCTTTACTAATAAGGATTTAACAGATCCTTGGGATGATCATGATGACTAAACGTGAACGTGTGAGAGCACAAGTAAAATCCAGATGGTATTATTCTTTCTGGGGTATAGCAACTATAGCAGTTGTATCAGGACAAATATATGTCGGTACATCTTATCGTGCTATGGCAAGATCTATGAACAGATGGTTTGATACAGCAGTTGAAGCTCTGATTGATAACTATCCTGATGTAAGACCTAGAGGTACATATGAACCTATCGTTCCTCCTCCAAAAGGAGACTTTCGTGACTATCCTCCTGGCATCGTATTCTTAAATGAATCTTAAAACACCACTAAGATATCCTGGTGGNAAGTCTCGTGCTGTAAAAAAGATGGCACAACACTTCCCCAGTTTTAATGATTATACAGAGTTTCGTGAACCTTTTTTAGGTGGTGGATCTGTAGCGATATACATTACTACAATGTATCCTCACTTAGATGTATGGGTAAATGATTTATATGAACCACTATATACTTTTTGGAAACAGTTACAGATATCAGGAGAGAAAGTCAGGAACGAACTANTACAACTCAAACAAAGACACCCTGATCCATCTTCTGCTAGAGTTCTTTTCAATGATGCAAAGGATTATCTTAAAANGGATGAGTGGACAAGTGAACCATTTCATAAGGCAGTATCTTTTTACGTTGTAAATAANTGTTCTTTCAGTGGTCTNACAGAATCATCATCATTCTCTGCTCAAGCAAGTGACTCAAACTTTTCAATAAAAGGTATTGATAATCTTCTTTACTATGCACAGATCATTAAGAAGTGGCACATAACTAACTTCTCATTTGAGAAGATATTAACTGATGATCCTAATGCATTCATATACTTAGATCCTCCTTATGCTATTAAAGATAATCTTTATGGACACAAAGGAGATATGCACAAAGGGTTTGACCATGATAGATTCTATCGTAAATGTGCAGCATGTGATTGTGACCAGATGGTATCATATAACTCAGATAGATTGATCAAAGAAAGATTCAAAGGATGGAAGGTACAAGAATACGATCACACATATACAATGAGATCGACAGGTGATTATATGGAAGAACAACAAAAACGTAAAGAACTCTTACTACTAAATTATGGCATATGATGATCGGTATCCTCTCTCAGCATACCTCAACTCTATCAACCTTGACAAGAAGTCTGTATTTAAAACTGAAGATCCTGGTTGGGAAAAGAACTATCCCCCTTACATAATCAACAAGTGCATGTCACATCATATGGATACTGTATTGTATGCCAATGAGATGAACATACACCCTGAGATTGATAAGCGTTTACAGTATGATTTTTATATACATATAGTCAGACCTAGGAAGAGATTCTCTCCTTGGGGCAAGCAGGATAAGGTGAAAGATCTTGATGTTGTCAAACAATACTATGGTTATAGTAATGAAAAGGCAAAGCAAGCATTACGCATCCTATCTCCTACACAACTAGACTACATTAAATCCAAACTGAACAAAGGGGGTAAGAGAAGATGAATGAAGTGGAATGGACTAAAGATAATATGATTGAAGTGAACCTCAAAGAACCTGATGATTTTTTGAAAGTTCGTGAAACACTTACAAGGATAGGAGTAGCATCTCGTAAAGAGAGAAAGCTCTATCAATCATGCCACATCCTCCATAAGAAAGGACAATACTACATTGTACATTTTAAAGAACTATTTGCATTAGACGGAAAGAAAGCAAACCTATCAGACAATGATGTACAAAGAAGAAATAGAATCATTAAGTTATTATCTGATTGGGGTCTCGTAGAGATTGTAAAAGAAACAGAAATAAAAGAGGTCGCACCTTTAAGTCAAATCAAAGTCATAGCATTTAAAGAGAAGGGTGAGTGGACATTAGAATCAAAATATAATATAGGAAAGAAACGTACTGCAGAATGAGTGACTTCCAATATCAAGTTCATTGGTTGAACTCGCCAGGTTATATCGTAGCAGATGTGCCATCTCTTGTAGCAGCAGAGTTGCGAGAGAGTATGGACTCATTAGAAAAGATCCCTGAGAACGATGCTAGAAAAACCTTAAGAGGTCACTTACAAGAAGAGTGGAGTTTACCTCTTACTAAAGAGATTAGTGCATTCACTCGTTGTCTTTCATATGAATACATCAAACAGTTTGGTTTNCAACCTGCTATGGGTGTAGCAGAAACCATGAGAGATATTGAAACATCTGATTTTAAACTACAAAGACTATGGGTAAACTATCAAAAGAAATATGATTTCAATCCTCTACATATACACAGTGGAATATTCTCCTTTGTCATCTGGGTACAGATACCATACGATTTAAAGAAAGAACAAGAACGATACGCAGCAAATGAAAATGAAACTGCAGCATTTATGTTCCAGTATAATACAGCACTCGGAGGACTAGATACAAAATACTTATATATAGACAAGACATGGGAGTGGAAGATAGCATTCTTCCCTGCCAGACTCAATCACGGAGTCAATCCATTCTATACAACAGACAATACTCGCATCTCAATAAGCGGAAATCTTTATTGTATAGATAATAATGTAGGAAATTAAAATTATGGCAGAAGTAAAAAAAGAGGAAAAGAAAGGTCCTCTAGGTAAACTTAAGGAAGCAGTTGACGATAAAGAAGAGCAACTGATGTACTTAGCGACACTCATAAGAGTGATCGTTCTCGTGTGGTCAGCAGGAATTTTAACTTTGAACTACGTTAAAATACCAGGTTATGATGCAGGAGAAAAGATTGATCCAACTTTCATAGCTTCGGTCTTCACAGGAACCCTAGCTACTTTTGGCGTCCAAGCGGGAGGTAAGAAGAAGAAAGGTGATTCTGATCCTGGTAGTGCTAACATATCTAAAAAGGATATGGAGTTTCTTATTGCTAAAGCATCTGAAACTGCACCTGCTCAAACCATCAGGATTGAATCTGCTCCTGTAA